GGAGTTAGAGTAGACTTAGAAAAAGCAGAAATATTAAAGTTACAGATGGAAAAGCAAGAAAGGGAAGCACTAGAGTCTGTTGGTGGTGGCGATATTGATATCTGGGCGGCGACATCTATTGCGAAAGCTTTTGATAAAGAAGGTTTAAAGTATCCCCGAACTGCAAAGGTTGATGCCCCAAGTTTCACCAAAAACTTTTTAGCTAACCATGAACATGCTTTACCTCGTGCAGTTGTCAGGGCAAGGGAACTTAATAAAGCTAGAACAACCTTTATTGATACAATATTAAAGCACCAACATAATGGTCGCATTTTTGCTGAAGCCCACCCTCTGCGTAGTGATGGTGGTGGCACAGTGACTGGCAGATTTAGTTATACTAATCCTAACCTTCAACAAGTTCCTGCTAGGAATGCTGAGATTGGTCCTTTGATACGTGGGTTATTTTTACCTGAAGAGGGTGAGTTGTGGGGGGCTTTTGATTATAGTAGCCAAGAACCTCGCCTAGTTGTTCATTATGCAGGATTGATGAACTTTACTGGAGCACAACAATTTGTAGGTGAGTATGCAAAAGATAAGATGACTGACTTTCACCAACTCGCCGCAGATATTGTAGGAGTACCAAGAAAACAAGCAAAAGATATTAACTTGGGTCTGTTCTATGGAATGGGTAAGAATAAATTAGCAGAGCAGTTAGGTTTGGAATATGAAGACGCACAAGAACTGTTCGCCACATACCATAAAAAAGTTCCTTTCGTACAAGAATTAGCGACCTTTGCTATGAACAAAGCAAGTAAAAAAGGTGTAATAAGAACATTACTCGGTCGTAAGTGTAGGTTTGATAAGTGGGAGCCAAACATGTATGGAACGTTTAAACCATTATCATATGAAGATGCTTATGCCGAACATGGTCCAGCTATCAAAAGGTGTTTTACTTATAAAGCCCTCAATAAACTTATACAAGGATCTGCCGCCGATCAAACAAAACAAGCGATGGTTGCCTTATATAAGGAAGGCATAGTGCCTATGATACAAGTACACGATGAACTGGACATAAGTGTAACGAGTGAAAAACAATGTAAAATGATCCAGGAAATAATGGAAGATTGTGTAACCTTAGAAGTACCAAGTGTAGTAGATGTAGAACTTGGGGCTAGTTGGGGTGAGGCAAAATTAACATTTGCAGATAAACCATGGACAAGGGGGTTAAAAGGTGGACACAGCGAGCAACAGAATTAATTATGAAAAGATTGAAACTATATACGACGCACAGTTTATTAATCGTTATCACACCGTACCACTTGGCGGATTGAGGCAAACAGTGGGTGCTCATTCTTATGCTGTCGTAGTTCTATTAGACCAATTATGGGATAACTGCTCCAAGAGTCTGTTACTCTCTGCCCTCTACCACGACGTACCAGAGATAGTATTGGGTGATATCCCAGCGACGGCTAAGTGGGAATACCCAGAGTTAAAGAAAGCATTTAAAAAAGCAGAAGATAAAGTTGCTAAGGATCTTGGGATTGACTTTGTGCTTACAACTAAAGAACTAAACAGACTTAAGATGGCTGACATGTTAGAGTTAGTCATGTACTGTCATAAACTTAATGATAGTAACCCTCGCATGAAAATAATAATGCAGACTGGAGTTAACTATCTTATGGAACATTACTCTTCACTCTCCGACTTTGAACCAGTCAGGCAGATACTTAGACAACTTAAACTAATCATTTGAGTAGTTAGGTGTTTACATTTTAAAACTCGTACCTTTATAATATAACTATATTTTAATAAGGAGGTACTAATGTTAGAATGTTGTATTTGCCATAAGCAAATCAAACCTAAGTATTTAGGCAAAGACAATGATGGTAATGACCATTATTGGGAAGAAGGTAATAACGCTTTACCTATACACGACGGTAGTTGTTGTGATTCTTGTAACGCAACTATTGTTATTCCTGCTCGTTTTACCGATATATCAATGAACACTGGAATAATTTACAAAAACCCCACGGAGGACTAAATGAAACATTTACAAGAACGTGAGTTGTATGAACAATACCTAAGAGACCACATACGTGAATATGCCGTAACAGAGTTTCTAGGTCGTGGTAAATATAACAAAACGTATTTCAATCTCAATGAAGGTTTTAAGGCTCAGCAGTTTGCTGACAAACTAAAGAAACAAGGTGGTAAAGTTATGTTGTATGGCGTCTCATTGCCACCTGACCGTACTGTACCTATTCAGGTGACGCTATGAGTAATGAATATAAAAAATATTTAGCTGATATTTTATATCAAGATGCCTTGAGAACAAGTAGGGCAGAATTACAAGAAGTATCTTTTTTCCAAGAAGAAACAACTGATTCTTGGACGCTTGAACAATTACAAATTCAATATGTAAAAGATCAAATAAGTTTTTTTGAGGGTGGCAACCTTGATAAACAAGTTGCTGAAACATGGCAAAAAGTAGAAGGAGGTAACACGTGAATATATTTATGCTTGATAGCAGTATGGATAAATGTGTTCAGTTCCACTGTGATAAACACATTGTCAAAATGCCGTTGGAAACCACACAAATGGTTTGCACGATTGCACACAAGTTAGGTCGCAATCCACCATACTTACCAGTCCATGCCAAGCATCCATGTACTCTGTGGGGTGGTATGAACAAGCGAAACTTTACTTGGTTATGGTGGTTTGGGATTGCATTATGTAATGAGTATGAATATCGGTATGGTCGTAGACATGCTTGTTTTGAGGTGTTGTACGATTTATCTACTCAGTGTTGGAATGATCTGCCTCCTGGAGATTATACCGACCCACCACAAGCCATGCCCGATGAGTACAAAAATCCTAATGTCATTGAGGCATACAGAAAATATTACTATTATGAAAAAAGTCGGTTTGCCAAATGGACAAAGCGACCTCAACCATTCTTTATGAAGGAGGATTACTATGAAGCCCTTAGAGCCTAAATTTGAAATATATGAACTAAACGGTAAGTTTCTTGTTAGATTCTATGCTGATGGTTTTAATGGTGTCACCATACAACAACATATGGCAGACACTATGGAAAACGCCTTGAGGTTTATACAATCATTTTATACAAAAAGTAGAGAGCAGAAAGTGGTTCAGTTTAAAAAGTCTGATGCTGAAAAGCCACGCCACCCTTATGATCGTACTGATGAGTACTGGGAAAACCAAGAAGGTATGACAACTCAAACACAATATGATTTTACATTGGAGGATAATAATGACAAAAATGACGGATGATGTATGGGAAGAGTTTACTTATACAGTGAGGGAAAATGCTCACATCATGCCTTTAACAAAATCTGAACTCGCTCAAAGGTTTCAGGTAAGTGTTAATACGATAACAAGATGGATTGATATGTATAATTTAAAAGATTATATTCGTGATGGTAGGACTGGTATTCATGCTATGAATAAAGTAGATCGTAATTTGGAAATCTATGAAGAGTATTGGAAGCATGGAAAGAGCATGGCATCATTAGGAAAGAAGTTCAATATGTCTCGTCAACGTGTTCATGTTATCATAAAACGAACAGAACAGCACAGACTAAATGGACAACTTTAAGCTTGTACTCGTTAAATCACTTGGTACTATATTATTATATTTAAATGTAAACATCTCGTAGAAAGGAGATAACAATGCAAATCAAACCATTACCTCCCAAGGAAGACCAGTTAATAGAAGGTGATGTTAAAATACGTCAGCATTTACCTACTAAATTACAACTAGGTCCACTCGCATTAGCACAAGAGTGTATGGAATTAAGTACTAAAATTCAAATACTTACAGAGGATTACTTGTTCTGTACTATGTTTATGGAATACATTAGTATGAAGGATCCAGCATTATATCAGCAAGGCAAACTAATCGCCGAGGCTACACTTAATAAGGATAAAACAAAATGAAGCATACTTGGAAAGTTACCTATCCCGATGCGGATCAGGAGTATTGGCACATGTCAGTAGCTGAGGTTGTGCCTGAGCTGAAGCGTTTACAAAAGCTTCATAATGATAAAGTGCAAATTGATTTAGTCCCATGGATACCATCTTCTCCATGGGGTTATGATAAACCAGTTATCAAAGTTTAGGGAGGAGGGGGACGCTCCTTTCAAACACGACTGTGAGTAGCGTGTTAGATGGTGTGGATGCACATATAGTTTAGCTCCCAAGGGTTCTGGTTTTTGCCCGATTATTTACTGAACTATGTGTGGAAGTTTTTTTGATTGTAATTTGGGCTGACGGTCGATGTTCCCCTCGTTAAAAAAGGTTAACGACCTAATCCACACAATACTCACACTTTTGACAACTTATTATAGAAAGGGAAAGTTATGTCAGTTACAAAAACAAACGGTTATCGTGGTAGAACCGACCAACAACCACGACGTATTGTGTCTACTCGTATTATGATACAATGGAATGATTCACCTAAGGAAGAAGTAAGCCACCACGATATGCCTGAGGGAGTAGCCGAAAGTTATGACCATTGGTTAACTTTGATCGAGGATCAAGAAAATGCCAAGAGGGGCTTATGAACATCGTACTTGAAAAGAAAAGGCAAAGTTACATTTCCTTTTTTAAAGATGGTGTTGCGGATGGGTTACTTCATGGCACTATGGATGATGACAAACGTTCCTCTGCTTACTATAAACGAGGATATGATTTTGGATTAACAATGTGGAGTCGTATCCTGGAAAACAACAGAGGAATTGACTACGAAAAGGAGTCGCAGGACAATGGAGAATAAAACATTATGATTTGTTGGGTCGTGCTAATCTTATTAGTCATTTGGATATTTAGTTAGTACCTCTTTGTAATGTCAGTTGGTATAATTAATTATAGCAAACAACAAGGAGGTCGCTATGAAAAATCAATATCAAACACTAAAGGGTCAGGAGGCACCATTTAAGCCCGAAGCTCTTAGTAAACTATTTCCACAGAAAGAGGTCGCTATGGTTTATTTAATAGAACATTATTTTGCTGATGGTTCACTTCGCGATAGCGTTGAGTTGAAAAGTATAAAAGCAACTCAACAATGGGTCGGTGAAATGTTGTTGGATGAACGTCAAAATCGTACTGGTATGTCTATGCGTGTCAGCTTTAAGGAGGCAGAACATGGGCGTACCTAGTGAAAATGAAACGTACTTAGATGCGTTAGAAGGGCGTGACTTAATGTATCACTTACTTGACTTAGTGCAAAAAGGTGATATAGAGGGGGACAACTTCACACAGTTCTTAGTTGATAATTTAGGCGATGACACATTTAATAAGTCAAGTGATGATGTTGTTGTAGAATTTATTAAGGAGTGTGGGTTATGAAACTTCCTGATTTAGCTACCTTAGAACAAGCCGTGATTACATGGCACAAACAAAGAAACCTGATTGATGGTAGCACCGATCAGGCACAACTAGCAAAGCTCACCGAAGAAGTCGGTGAGTTAGCAAGAGCAATGCGTAAAGAAGAACCATTGGCAAACTATCAAACTGCTGATGCTATTGGTGATATATTAGTGGTATTGATTAATATAGCAGAACGTAATGCTCTTGATTTAAGGGTATGTCTACACGGAGCATACAATGAAATAAAAGACCGTAAAGGTAAAGTCATGTTTGGCATTTTTGAAAAGGAGGAAGATCATGGGTAACGTAAAAGAGTTACGGCAAGAAGAAATAGATAGTGCCATAGAAGATTATAATGATGAAATTAGTCTGGACTATGGTTGGAAGGATGCTAAAAGTGTTGACACTTTGAAAAAAGCTAAAGTACGATTAGTAAGTAAACTGTCTGCAAGTGGTTTAGACTTAGACCAGATTGAAGAGATAGTAGATGGCAACTGCGTCTAAAAGGAAACGTAAGCCACGACCATATGTAAGGTCGCCAAGATTGCATGAAAGAAAAGGCAAGTCCGCAGAGTTTAAGATGTTTGATAACACGATTGATACTAGGATTGATACGTACCATCGTGAATCATTCACTCATGCTCTGCTTCTTGCCGATGCTCCTCGGTGTCGTTTATGTGGACAGTTGCCCACGACTCTCGGCGATTATATATATTCACAGTTTCAATCTTTGTATAAGTGTGAGACATGTTTCAGTGTGTACCCTCATTTCCTCGCAACAGAAAAGTATTACAAAACTTGGATCCATATTAGTGCATATCCGTTCTCCAAATACCATAAACGTAAGACAAAATAGTACTACCTCTTACACTATCTTGCCTTATTATATAAGCATGGTTAATTTATAGAAAGGAGTCAACCATGTTTAAGCGAGCAACTAAATATTTTACAGAGCTCTACAACTCTGCAGAATACAAAAATAATGCAAAATGTTTTTCAGGAGGCGTCTTAGTTACAGAGGCTCAAGCAATATGTCACCATGAAAATGTATGGACTTGGTCACCTAGTGATGTGGAAGAACTTACTATTGTTCGTATGCCACAACAACCTCTTCAGGGTGCCGAATCTATTATGGTTGTATATGAAAAGTTTTTTCACACAGAAATCGGTGGTGTAAAACCTATTAAAGAAGTTTGGTATTGCGACTGCACACACAGTCTCGATTCTTGTTTAGCAACCATCACTAATAATTTTTTACTATAGGAGCAACCATGAAACATGAAATTAATGGGTGGGGTATCACTTATCATGAATACTTCACTAATGTATTACACGTCTGGGCTTACAAACAAGGCAGACGTGCAGAACTCGGTCCTTTCATGGACAGACGTCAACCACAACAAGACTTCCCAGTTTACCATTATCAATGTTCTGAGGACGGTCGTGCTTTTACAACTGTTGCCGATTTATATGCAGAGAGTCTCATATGTACTTATTCGTACTGCGATGGTCATGGTAACGTTTGCAAATCAATTATGCTTCACCATGAAGAAATACCTCTAGTAGAAGAAGACTTACAAAGTATTTTTTGGCAACTTGTCAAAGATGATGCCTATGGCTTTGTCAATCCAAAAGTCGCGTAGACAATTTAGTGCTACCTCATGAACTATCATGGGGTACACTATATGTATATTTAAACTTTAACTTCGTAAGGAGAAAACAATGAAAATAGACGCAATAGAAAATATTCTAAATGACATGCTACAGTCACTGTATGAATTTAAAAGTGGTGATGTTGTATATTATCAAAGACAAGTCAATAGAATTATCAACCATGTTAAAAACCAAGACAAATCAAATAAAGCATTGTTGATCGATAGAAAAACGCAAGATTATCACAATGCTTAAACACGAAAATTATATGCTAGTGCATCAAACACTAGATCTGGTTTTTGAACATTTCTTAAAAAATCAAAAACTGTTTATGACAACTCAAGAAGAAATGGATTTCACCAAAGTTGAAAAATATCTTCATAACCTAATCACAACCAAGCGGAGGAAAAATAATGAAAGTTAAAAATTTCATCAAATGTCTTGAGTCTCTTGACGAAGAAGGTATAGACGATCCTTACGAGCTAGAAATGGTTTTGCACCCCTCAGTCAACATGGGGGCAGACCTAATTTGGTTCGGTATGGGGTACAGTCATAATAAACATATGATATATTTTACAACTAAAACGACTCTCCTACAAGAGGGCTATAGTGAAGAAGTTATAAAATCAATGGAGGAAGGCTAATGCAAATAGAAACGTGTGCTTTTATGCACGATAGGTACATTTTCGTAAATAATGTGCCTAGCGAATCATGGGAAGATATCATTAAAAGTAATTTTCACACAGCGATAGAAGAAATGTTGGATAAACCAATATTATCTTACAATATTACTGTTCACTTTTGTCCACGCAGGGAAATACCAATCTCATATGACAGACGTAAAGTGTTAGGATATTACGATTTTATGGGTAACAATACTTGTATGATCTACGTTTATGATAAGATCAATCCAAAAAATATGTATCTTCTAACTTACGAAATGGTGTTGCGTATGAAAAAAGATTTTACTGATACTACCTTACATTATAATCATGAGGGTAATCCTTGTCACTGTGAAAGGGGAAAAGAATATGCAATATGAAGTAAGAACCATGCCCGATGGGGTCTATGTCGTAGTAGGCGACGGTAAACCAGTCACGACACATAGCTCTCACCTAGACGCACAAAGGGTCTCGGACCATATGAATAGGTTAGAGGAGCATAAACAAAAGCAGAGTTTGCTATATAGTACTGAAATGAAATCGGAATAAAAAACAAAATCAGATATTATAATATACGATATCTAATATCGATTATTTCCGTTTCGCGACAATGAGTGGGTTTAATTTCTAAGGATAAGAATTCACTTGTTGCTTCTATTAAGCAGAGTTATATACTATAGATATGGCTAGAGCTAAAATTACACACCGTCCTAAATTAGAAGTAGTTGCTAATCCTAAGATTGCTTTTGGATTGACGCCCAAGCAAGAAAAGTTTTGTAAAATCTATGCTACTCAGGAAGTTACTCAGACCGAGGCGGCGATTGAAGCAGGATATGCGATATCAAATGCACATGCGATTGCTAGTAAGATGCTTAATGGTAGAGACTTCCCCCAGATTTTGGATAGGATTCACCAACTTAAGATTGAACTACAGCAGAAGTTTGAAGTCACTTTTGAAAGTCATGTTCGTAAACTATCACAGATTCGTGATGAATCATTAGCAAATCAAAACTTTGCATCTGCCGTCGCCGCAGAAAAAGCAAGAGGACAAGTTGCCGGATTATATATAGATAGAAAAGAAATACTCCATGGTAAGATTGACCAGATGGATCGTCAAGAAGTGATGGACGAAATAAAACGAATACAAGCAGAGTTCCCACAACTAGTCAATCATGTAGACTCTAAGGCAAAATCAAAAAATTAGTAGATAAGAAAAGTAATCGTAATGAGTAATTAGGTGTTTACAATGACGAACCTATGTAGTACTCTATAACTAACTTAAACAACAAAACTCGTAGAAAGGGGTTTTATCATGGCTAAATCAGCTTTAAAGGTTCAGGCACCTCAAAAGTCTAACACTACTATCTTCACTGGCATCAGTGGTTTATCTGCTGAGCGTATCAAATCACGTGAGGGTGTTACTCCAGCCGACATCACAGCTTTTGTTCAGCAACATGCTGGAGGCAATATTAACAATGTCGGTGTCAGGCTTACTGATACTGTTAATGTTAAGGATGAGTTACCTTTTCCTTGGGAAAAGAAAAAAACTTTATATGAAGAAAATGGTACGGCAAAGTCCAGTCTTCGTGCAAAGGTCGTCTGGCAACTAATTAATTCAGCTAAAGGCAAAGAGCCTCTTACTCTTGCAATGGTTGATCAGTTTCACAAATCAATTAAGGCACGTTCGTTTCATGCTTTACTTGATGCTCTTAATGGTGGACAATCCGCTAAGTCTACTTCCTGGGGTAAAAACTTCGTAGAGTTATACGTTATCCCTAAACAATAATTATCAGCCCCCAGTTTTAGGACTGGGGGTTTTTTTAGACCTAGTATTATGATTAAACCTGAAACTAAATTTTGGAATATAATTAAAAAACAGACCGAGGGAATCTGTCACTGGAGCCGTATAGAATCATACACGGCAACTGGGATACCTGACTTGTCTGGATGTTATAAGGGGAACGAGGCTTGGTTTGAACTGAAAGTTTTAACAACAAGAAACGACAAGACGTACCCAGTATTTAGACCCCTCCAGATTGCATGGCAGACCTTAAGAACTCAGCACGGAGGTCGGGTTTATAACTTGGTTCATCATCCTTCGTCCGGGAGTCTATTAATTATTGATGGAAAAAACCTTGGACCGAGATTGATGGACCGTGACTTCAAGTACGATGGACGTCGACCGATCAACATGGATCAGGGGACGTGGCAAGTCTTATTTTCTCAAATGTTCTCGGGAGAGGATGGATGGATGGATTGACGATTCTATTTGAATCATATACATAGGCATAGTCATAAGTACAACAATATACTTGATTCAAGTTGATTCACCTCCAGAAGTAGAAATCGTATGACACTTTTGTTATTGCTCTAATTAAATCATGCCCCATACTATTTAAATAATTAAACAGCAACTAAGGAGTTAACCATGAGTACAAGAGCAGTTTATCAATTTATGGACCGTGCGACAAACGAAGTAATTTTATTCTACAAGCATCACGACGGATATCCACACGGTTGGTTTGGAGCATTGGAGCGTATTAAAGCTGTCCTAGTGTTAGGTGCTTTTAACGATTTGCAAGTAATTAAGAAAGTTATGTTGGAGGTCGGTGCTAAAGAGCTCAAGGATCAAATGGAAGCAGACAGCAGTGACCAACAACACCGATACAATGTGGTTATGGACGACGGACAAGTGACACTTACCCATTACGATTGGCATCAGGACAAAGATAAATACCACTACATACTTGAGCACACTGGATGGAAACAAAGATGGATGGACGAAGCTGTTTAATCCATCACGGAAGGTAGGGGGCTCCGCCCTCAATCTTTCGACTGGGCGAACGGAGTCAAGTTGATTCACGACCAGATACTTTTTTTATTGCTCTATTTAAATCAGGGAACATACTTAAAACATAAATTAACAAACTAATGGAGTTTAACTATGGAAACCTTTAATTTTATTCTGTCATGGATATGTGTGCTACTTTCAATCGCCTTTCTTGCTATGTGTATATTCACAATGGAATGGCAATTGATCCTATGTGGCATGGCGATTACTTTCATAATGGTGTTAACATTACACAATCAGTTAAGCAAATGATCCTGCTTACAGCAATCGCAATCCTCATTGCAGTTTTCGTCATGGCTTAATAGCTGTGGCGAAAATACCACACATAAATAAAAAAAAGTAAAAAAAGTAAAATAAGTGTTTACAAACCTTTTTTAATTTAGTATTCTATAATTGCCACAACGGCTTAACCTTTAACATACGGAGTTTAACATGTTAAATACTTTTACAAATGTAACAAGTGCAGTTACACAAAAAAATGCACACACTGTAGCAAACCAAATGGTTGCTTTTATTAACGCCAATGGCGGTATTAATAAGTGGGCGTTGCTACTTAATAAAAACGCTTTTACTGCTAACAACACTTTATTTGGTGGCGTTAATAGTAAGGGCTATTTATGGCAACCAATGCTAAAAGCACAAACCACACAAAATAGTGTGGCGGGTGCTATTTTGTGGGCTTGTGTAAATGGTGCAAATATAAACGCCATTAACAAGGTAGGTAAAACTACTTGCCCTAAAGCACACGCCAAGCTTGTTAACATGGTTGTACCTACTGCACCTAAAGCAGTACCGTTAAACCAAATACAAGCTATACACCAACTTAGCGGTAGTAGTGTTTTAGCCAACGCCCAAAGCACACAAGGTTGTAGGCAAAACGCAGTTTGTGCCACTTTAATAGGTAGTTTTAGCTACCTTGCCAAAGGCACATACGGTACAAACTTTGCAACGCTTGTACCACTAGCTAGTTAAAAACTAGCCCCACACATAGGGCTATGGCTTACAACCATAGCCCCTTTTTTTGGTGTAGTTGCTTAACATGTTAAGTATCCCCCCCGAGACGGGGAGATACATGTATAGGTGTCAGGCTATACAGGTTCCAGACGAATCACACCATATCAGAAAATTATTTGTACATGACCCCCCTTTTGTGTATATATAGAATCAGGTTCATGGTCCGTGGAAAAATTTTTATAAAAAATGACAAAAGCCCCTTTAAACATACCTGAAGAAAAACTAAAGCATTACTTACGTTTGATAGAAAAACAGAAAGCGTTGACTACGTCTGAACAAGCTCGTGGTGATTTTATGCAATACGTTAAGTGTATATGGGAAGAGTTTATACAAGGCGAACACCATAAGATAATGGCAAAAAAATTTAACGACTTGGCTACTGGAAAAATAAAACGACTTATTGTTAATATGCCACCGAGACATACTAAGTCTGAGTTTGCTAGTTTTTTGTTACCGTCTTGGTTGATGGGACGTAACCCAAAGTTAAAGATAATACAAGCTACGCACACTGGTGAACTTGCCGTGAGGTTTGGACGTAAGGTAAGAAACTTAATGGCGAGTGGCGAGTATAACCAAGTTTTCCCAGAAGTTAAGTTACGGTCAGACAGCCTCGCGGCTGGACGATGGGAAACAAATGATGGAGGTGAATACTTCGCGGCTGGAGTAGGTGGAGCAATAACTGGTCGTGGTGCAGATTTAATGATAATAGATGACCCCCATTCTGAACAAGATGCGATGAGTCCATCCGCTTTGGAGAACGCATATGAATGGTACACCTCAGGTCCTCGCCAAAGACTTCAGCCTGGAGGAGCGATAGTTATCGTTATGACAAGGTGGAGTGAGATAGATTTAACTGGTAAATTAATGAAGCAACAAGCTAGAGATATTTTGGCTGACCAATGGGAGGTCGTTGAGTTCCCTGCTATTTTACCAGATGGAAAGGCAATGTGGTCTAACTTTTGGAAAGTGGAAGAACTGTTAAAGGTCAAGGCATCATTGTCCGTTGGTAAGTGGGAAGCTCAGTGGCAACAAAACCCTACGAGTGAAACAAGTGCTATACTAAAAAGAGAGTGGTGGAAAAAGTGGGAGAAAGAAGATATACCCCCATTGAATTATGTGATGCAGTCTTATGATACTGCGTTTAGTAAAAAAGAGACAGCGGACTTTTCAGCAATAACTACTTGGGGTGTTTTTTACCCAGATGAGGGTGGACCTCCCAACATTATTCTTTGTGATGCTAGGCGTGGCAGATGGGACTTCCCCGAACTAAAAAAGATTGCGTATGAAGAATATAAATATTGGGATCCAGAATGTGTCTTGATTGAGGCGAAAGCATCAGGTATGCCATTGACTCACGAACTAAGGCAGATGGGCATTCCTATACAAAATTATACACCGAGTAGAGGTAACGATAAATTTACAAGAGTTAATTCAGTTGCACCTTTATTAGAAAGTGGGTTAGTATGGTCACCAGATACTCGTTGGGCTGAAGAAGTTATTGAAGAGTGTGCGAGTTTTCCTGCTGGAGAGCATGATGACTTTGTTGATACAGTAACCCAAGCGTTACGAAGATTTAGAGAAGGCGGATTTATAACCCACCCAGAGGATGAAGTTTATGAGCCAGAATATGTACCTAGAAATACAGTCTACTACGGTTGAGTTGACACCACAGCAATTATGTCATGAAATAGAAATGCTGTCTAGTGCGTGGGTTTTGAATGATCCTGAGTTTGAACCACTAAGTTCTAGCGATATAAGACAAAATGTGGCACAATTACTAAGAAGCAAATTTTTTGTAATAGAAGGAGGGTTGCGTGGCTGAACGTCTAGACAAGAAAAACCCTTACAACAATGTTGAAAGAGAGATGACATTAGTTGGCAATCCAATATTAGACCCCGACCCAATTGATGTAGAACTAGAAGAAGCCCCTATAGAAGAAGGTGTGGAAATTACCGAACTTGAAGATGGGTCCGTGGAACTTGGCTCTCCAGAAGTAGAACCAGATGATACAAGTTTTATGGCAAACTTAGCCGAACAGTTAGATGATGAAGAATTAGCCGGAATCAGTGCTTATGTTTTAGAAAAAGTTGATGAAGATAAAAATGCAAGAAGTGAGTGGCTAGAAGCATACAGTCAAGGATTAAACCTACTAGGTTTAAAGTATGAAAATAGATCAGAGCCTTTTGATGGTGCTACTGGTGTAGTCCATCCAATGTTAAACGAAGCTGTCACTCAGTTTCAAAGTCAAGCATACAAAGAGCTTCTTCCAGCGAAAGGTCCAGTACGCACACAAGTTATGGGGACAACAACCCCCGAATTAGAAAACCAAGCAGAACGTGTGCAGAATTATATGAATTATACACTAATGCACACCATGAAAGAGTACGAATCTGAGTTTGACCAGATGTTATACTATTTGGGACTTGGTGGTAGTGCATTTAAAAAAGTTTATGTAGACCCACAACTAGGCAGACAAGTAAGTAAGTTTGTAGAAGCTAAAGATATGCTTGTACCCTTCAATGCTAGTGATTTAGATTCAGCAGATAGGGTTACACAAATAATTACAATGTCAGAAAACGAGTTGCGTAAGCTACAAGTTAGTAAACTTTACCGTGATATAGAGATACAATCAGGTAAAGCAGACCGTGATGAGGTAGATGACACCAAAGAATCAATAACTGGTATATATGCACAAGGAGATTACGAAGAAGTACAACTTTTTGAGTGCCACTGCTACTTAGATTTGGAACAATATGCCGACAAAGACGAAAAAGGTGAAGAAACTGGGATAAAACTACCCTATATTGTTACTGTAAGTGCCGATAATGGCGAAGTTTTGTCTGTTTATAGAAATTATGAGGAACAAGACACATTTAAAAACAAAAAACAGTATTTTGTTCACTATATGTTTACTCCTGGACTAGGTTTTTATGGTAATGGGCTTATACATTTACTTGGAAACTTGTCAAGAGCGGCGACAGCTAACCTAAGACAGTTAATAGACTCAGGAACATTGGCAAATATGCCGTCTGGTTTTAAAGCTAGAGGGTTGCGTATTAAAAACGACGATGAACCGTTACGTCCTGGAGAATGGCGTGATGTAGACGTTGTTGGTGATCAACTTAAAAACTCATTTTTTAATCTCCCCTACCAAGAACCAAGTAGCACACTATTTCAGCTACTTGGCTTCGTGGTTCAAGCCGCTCAGAAGTTTGTCGGTACGACCGATATGGGTACTGGCAATGTAAATAATCAAGAAATGCCAGTTGGTACAACAATAGCTCTACTTGAACGTGGTAGTAGAATAATAAGTGCTGTTCATAAAAGAATATACAATAGTTTAAAACAAGAGTTTACCCTTTTAGCTGATTTGATTAGTCAAGAAGGGGGAGCTTACCCTTATACTGAAGAAGGTGATAAGTCACAAGATTTTAGCGAACGTATAGATATACTGCCTATAGCTAATCCTAACATATTTAGTATGTCACAACGTATAAGTCTAGCTCAAGAACAATTAAAACTGGCAAGTAGCAAACCAGAGATGCACAATTTGTATGAAGCATACCGAAGAGTGTATAATAGTTTGGGTGTTGATAATATAGAACAAATATTACCACCTCCAGCACAACCACAACCTATGAATGCAGTTATAGAGAATGGTAAAGCTATGTCTGCATTAGGTGGACAAATGCAATTGAAGGCTTTTCCTGAACAAAACCATGATGCACATATTTCTACTCATTTAAGTTATATGGGTAGTATGAATATAAAAGCTAATCCAGCTATGATAAATATATTACAACAACATATATTTGAGCATATTTCATTAAAGGCACAACAACAATTACAAATGCAAATGCAACAACAACCTATGGATGAGGTTACAGCACAAGCTCAACTTTCACAAATGGAAGCAGAACTTACTAAACAATATTTTGAAATGGAATCTCAGGTACTGGGCGGTGGACAGCAAGACCCATTAGTAGACTTAAAAGCTAAAGAGCTACAAATAAAAGAACAAGAAGCAATGCAGAACGCTGTTAATGAACAAGAAAAATTAAAACTAAACAAAGATAAGCTACAAGCAAATACGGCAATACAAAAAGACCGTATTGACACAACCGAAGAGATTGCTAATATGAGAGCTCAAAATGCTAGGTTTATTACTGCACAAAGGAATAAAGGATGAGCGAATTATTTGGCGGAGCTAGTGATTATGGTTCATCAGGAATTGATAGTTTAGCCCAAGCCCAAGATGCCTATAGTAATCAAGGTACTTCTTTTGGTCCGCCACAAAACACAGACCAACAAGCAGAACAAGTAATCCAAAATATTTTAGGTAACGTTGGTAATAGATCTAACGTAAGGGGCAGTACAAATTATAATCCAATATTTGCACAAGCTTTAAATATGAGTCGTGGTCTTCAGCCAGGAAATCGTGTAGCTGGAGATTACTATGGTGCAAGTGATTTTCAAGGCATTGCAGATTTAGCTAGACCCTCATACTTACAACCCCAAGTTCCTGGAGAAAAAGGTATGTACTTTTCTCCAGTGGAAAAAGGGATACAAGAAACATTACCTGAAATGATAAGAAGTTATCAAGAAAATTTTACTATTGGTGGCATATTAGATAAATTAATTAATAAAGGCGAAGATGTTTATGAAAAAGGTAAGAGTCTTTATGATAAAACTTTTGGTGATACTCCGTTTAGAAGATTTAATTATGACAATGAACAACAAAATAAAACACCAGTAGGTATTATGGAAAACATGGATCGTGCTGAAGCAAACGATAATCTAAAAGCACTTATGTCTGGATACGACAATAACCCTTACTCTAGACCAGATTCAGCAACACAAACGGCTGGATTAAATTTAGATGACGTGCAAAAATTTGTTACTAGTCCAGGAGTGGTTGGTAAAGCGTTAGATTACGCTCAACCCTTTATACAAAACGTACTACCCGATAATGTAAAAGTTGATACTGGATTAATTTACAATCAAGAAAAACCAGAGGATTCATATACTGGGATAAAGTTTACAATACCATTTAATTAAAGGAGAATAAAAATGAGTAGGAAAAAACAATTAGATTCGTTATTAGAAGGATTAGATCCTGGAAGTGAAAAGTATGAAGAGTTAAAGGCACTCTTAGATGCCGAAAATTTTCAAGCTGGAAACCTAACTAGTGATGAGATAGACTTCATAGAACAATCTGGGAAAAAACTTATGGCTGATGGTGGTATGGCAGTAAGACCAACCAATAAGCAAGTTAGAAAATTTGCTAATGGCGGAGCACTCATGGGGCAAATGAAAGCTAGAGATAATCGTGCTGATATGGAAGCAGGAGGCATGGTAAGTCGTGGTGCTAGAATGGCAAGACAAGGTATAAAATTCAAAGGGGTTAAGTGAGTCCAGCCTTTTTGTTAATGTGTTACTTAGGCGGAGTCCAAGCAGGAATGCTAAATTTTGAAAACGTAAATACTTGTAATTATTTTAAAAAAGCATTGACGGGACAAACAGTTTTCATTGGTAAGGATGAAAAAAGATACTCATGTTACTGTAAACTGGTTAAGATCGATAAAGATAAAGTAGAGGTGTTCTAATGTTAACAGCGTTAATAGGTCCAGTCAGTAATCTACTTGGTAAATTTATTGAAGACAAAGATGTTAAAAATAAATTAGCCCATGACCTTGCTACTATGGCACAAAAACATGCACAAGAATTATCCAAAGGTCAAATAGAAGCAAACACAGCACAAGCTAAACACCCTAGTCTTTTTGTAGCTGGAGCTCGTCCAGCAATAATGTGGATCTGTGCATTGGGTTTACTTACACAATTTTTTATTATGCCTATCGCAGAATGGGCTACAAGTGTTTGGGCTCCTGAAGTAGTTTTGCCAGAACTAAATACTGGTGAGCTGATGACACTTACTTTATCCTTATTAGGTTTGGGAGGTATGCGTAGTTTTGAGAAATCCAAAGGTGTAGCCAGAGAAAACATGAAGAAATGATTGGAATGGCTTTTGTTAGAGCAATGGAGATAGACGGTATGAGTTTATATAAAAATATACATAAAAAGAGACAAAGAATTAAAGCAGGAAGTGGCGAAAAAATGAAGAAGCCTGGACAAAAAGGCAGACCCACAGCTAAACATTTTGCATCAGCAAAGAAAACAAAGAGGACATAATGAAAAAGAAAATTAAAAAAGTTATAAGTGGCTTAAAGAAAGCTTCAAAAACTCACGCAGGACAAGCTAAAACATTAGAAAGTTTAGTAAAAAATGGCAAAAAGAAAAGCAAAAGATCCTAAAGTCGGTACTGGAAAAAAACCTAAAGGTAGTGGAAGGAGATTATATACAGATGAAAATCCCAAAGATACTGTCAGCATTAAGTACGCAACTCCAGCAGATGCTAGAAAAACTGTGGCAAAAGTTAAAAAAATTAAAAAGCCCTATGCCAGAAAAATCCAAATCCTCACCGTTGTTGAGCAAAGGTCAAAGTTCGCAGGGAAGCCCCAACAAGCCAGTATTGCGAAAAAGGGGAAGACCGCCCTTAAAAAACAAAAAGACAAAAAAGTAAAAAAATAAATGGATCTTTACATTTATGATAGAATAAGTAATATTCTAAAAGAGAGGCAACAAAGTCTAGAAGAACAGCTATTACATGGCAGTATTGATAGTTTTGATGCCTACAAGGAAGTGAGGGCTAGACTCTCTGAACTTGCAACGTTACAACAAGAGCTTAGACTCTTGCTAAAAAAGGTGGAACATGAGTAAATTAATAATCCCTAAAAGATTACAGAAGAAATACGCACAACAAGAAACCCCCCAAGAACAAACCGAACCTACCGAATCAGCCCTAAAAAAGATGCCTCAACCTACTGGATGGCGTATTTTGATATTACCTTATAAGGGTAAAGGGAAAACTGAAGGCGGTGTTTTCATACCCGATCAAGCAGTTGAAAGAGAAGCTTTAGCAACTGTATGTGGTTATGTTTTAAAGATGGGTCCTCTTGCATTTAAAGATAAAGAAAAATTTGGAGAAAGTTTTCATCCTTGGTGTAAGGAAAAAGACTGGGTCATATTTGGAAGATATGCAGGAAGCAGATTTAAAATAGATGGTGGTGAAGTACGGCTTTTAAATGACGATGAAATATTAGCTACCATTAGTAACCCAGAAGACATTTTACACACATAGGAGAATAAAATGGCAGAAGCACAAAAAGAATTACCCCTTGAGCCTGAAAAAGATGAAGTAGAAGTTGATCTACAAGAGTCTAATGAAAATATTGAAGTGGTTGAAGACACAACGGAACCACAAGCTCCAGCAGAAACTGGTGATGATGACAAGCTAGACGGTTATAGTAAAAAAGTTAGAGACCGTATAGAAAGAATGACTTGGAAAGTAAGAGAAGCCGAACGTAGAGAAAAAGCGGCGATTGATTATGCTCAAGGGTTACAAAAAGAAAACAAGTCTTTGCAAGAAAGAACTAAAACAGTAGATGACTCTTATATAAAAGAGTATGATGCTAGGGTAGCTTCTGAAGAAGAAAGCTTAAAACGTAAACTAGCCGAAGCCATTGCTTCAGGCGATGTAGATACTCAAGTTACTGTAAATAAAGATTTAGCTAGACTAGCAGTAGAAGCGGGAGAACTTAACAAAGCTAAAGTTACTAGAGAACAACAAATCAAACAAGCTGAAGTTAAGCCTGAACAAGCACAAGCTCCTCAAGCCCCGAAACCAGTACACCCAAAAGCTCAGGCTTGGGCTGAAAAGAATACATGGTTTGGATCTGATGACCCTATGACGCTTACTGCTTTTAGCATACATAATGATTTAATTAAGCAATACGGTGAGCAATATGCTCTTACAGATGAGTATTATACCTTAATTGATCAAAAAATTAGAGATGCTTTTCCTCATAAATTTGATGAAAACGTTCCTAAAACAACTTCTGTTAGTACTCCAGTTGCTGGAGTTTCCCGTACTGGATCAGCTAAAAATCCAAAAAGGGTGACATTAACGAAATCAGAGGTTGCAATCGCCAAGAAACTTGGTGTATCATTAGAAGCATACGCTAAACAGAAGCAAAAACAGAATTTAGCATAACGTGAAGGAGACAATATGTCAAACCGCCAAACACGCACCGAGGTAACTAGAGCAAAAGATACTCGAAGAACACCTTGGAAACCACCATCTACTTTAGATGCACCCCCAGCTCCAGAGGGTTTTGTGCATCGTTGGATCCGTACTTCTGTAATGGGTTTTGACGATGTAAAAAATTTATCTGCTCGAATCCGAGAAGGATTTGACTTAGTTAGAGCTGATGAGTACCCAGATTTTGAGGCACCAACAATCCAGGATGGAAAACACGCTGGAGTGATAGGTGTGGGTGGTCTGGTACTTGCGAGATTTCCTCTTGAATCAAGGAAGGAACGACAAGAATATTTTCAAGCAAAAACATCCGATCAAATGGATGCTGTCGATAATGATATGATGAGAGAACAACACCCAAGTATGCCAATCCTTAAACCGGAACGGCAAAGTCGTGTAACCTTTGGAGCTAAAGCAAGTGGCTCTAAATAATTTTAACTTATGAAGTAGGAGACAAAAATGGCGACAAATATTGATGCCCCTTTTGGTTTACGTCCTCATAATTTATTAGGTTCTGCACCGAACTCAAATGGGCTGACAGAGTACAAAGTACAGACAGCGGCGACAACTGGATCAACTAGTAAAATATTTCAAGGTGATATGGTAATACCATTAACAAATGGTTTAGTCGACGTCTCAGCCGCAGATGGTGGAAGTGTAGCAATCCTAGGCGTTATGAATGGATGTAATTATATTGATACTGACGGGAAACCTCGTTTCAGTAACTTTTATCCGGGAACAGCTCTAATTAAATCTGGTACAGAAGCAACGATTCTTGTCAATGACAATCCGTTCCAAGTGTATGAGATTCAAGCAGATGCTTCTCTCACAAATGCCGCGACCGCACAAGCTCTAGTACATTCTAATGCAGAAGGTACTGGATTTGGTTCAGAAAATGGTTCAACTGGTAAATCTATCGGTGAACTATCTGTAGCAAGTGCAGGAGCAACTACAGCAACAGATAACTTTAGAATCGTTGGTATCAAAGATGACTTTGAAGACATCAGCGTTACAACTGCTGGAGTTATCTTCTTGGTAAAACTTAATTTACCATTTCATACTGCAACAACTGGTCTATAGGGAGATATTGATATGGCTATTGCAAGATCCCAACTCCTTAAAGAATTAGAGCCTGGATTAAACGCTCTATTTGGCTTGGAGTATGATAGGTATGATAATGAACATGCCGAAATTTATGACACTGAAACTTCTGACAGAGCTTTTGAAGAAGAGGTAATGTTAGCAGGATTTGGTACTGCACCAGAAAAATCGGAAGGCGGAGCCGTCTCCTTTGACACTGCGAATGAATCATTCACTGCTCGTTACACTCATGAAACAATCGCTTTAGCTTTTGCTATAACTGAAGAAGCTATCGAAGATAATCTCTACGATAGACTTTCAAGTAGATATACAAGAGCGTTGGCAAGATCAATGTCCAACACAAAACAAGTCAAAGCGGCGAGTGTGTTAAACAACGCTTTTGATAGTACCTTCACTTTTGGAGATGGTAAGGAGCTTTGTGCTACTGATCACCCAACTTCAGGAGGGGGTAACTTCAGAAACGAGTTAACGACAGCCGCCGATTTAAATGAAACCTCATTGGAACAATCATTAATTGATATTTCAGGTTTCATTGATGAAAGAGGTTTAAAAATCGCTTTGATGGGACGTAAACTTATTATTCCAGTAAACTTACAGTTTGTAGCTGAAAGATTAATGGCAAGTAACCTACGTCCAGGAACAGCAGACAATGATGTAAACGCAGTCAGAAACATGGGTATGTTACCTGAGGGATATGTGGTAAATCACTTCCTTACAGATACAGACGCATTTTTCATTAAAACCGACTCACCAAACGGCTTTAAGCATTTTGAAAGAGCGGCGATTGCTACATCAATGGAAGGCGATTTTGATACTGGTAACGTAAGATATAAAGCAAGAGAAAGATATAGCTTTGGCGTATCTGACCCTCGTTGTGTATTTGGTTCTCCAGGAGCTTAATTTAAGGATCCCCTTAAAGGTGAAAGGAGCGACTTTACAGTCGCTCTTTTTTTATGTTATAGTTTTAATACCTTGACGGGAATAGACCCGACAAAGCCAAGACAAGGAGATAGATATGGCTAATACTACATTCTCAGGTCCAATTAGATCTGAAAGCACACTCAAAACAATAAGTAAAAATGCAACAACTGGTACAATCACAGAAATAACAACTCTTGGTGGAGCACCAGTAAGTTTAAATGATGCAGACCAAACTTTAGATAATGCTACTCATAGTGGAAGAGTTTTACTTGTACCAGACGGTACACAAGATAACACCTATACCCTTCCTGCACCAATAGCGGGATCAATGTTTAAATTTGTTTACGCAGGAGGAGCCGCAGATGCTACAGATGCTATTATAGTAACTCCAGGAAATACTAATTTTTTCATTGGTGGCGTAACTTTCTTAGACAGTGACAATGCAATAAGTTCAGTATTTTCTGATGGTAATTCAAACAGTAGTATTCAGATTAATGTTCCTGCTGGATTTGAGGTTACTATTATGGGTAAAGATTCAACTAACTACCAAATTTTTGGTAATGTAACTTCAGCGACTGCCCCAACTTTTGCTGATCAATAATAGGAGGGCTTTATGGCAGATGCAGTTGCTACACAAACCATAATTGATGGTAGTAAAACAGCAGTTTTAAAATTCACTAACGTATCAGATGGTAGTGGTGAAAGTGCTGTTGTTAAAGTAGATGCTAGTGCCTTATCTAATAACTCTCTTGGACAAGCATGTACTGGAGCCACTATTGAGAAAATATGGTGGCAATGTATAGGTATGAAAGTACAAGTTTTATTTGACGCAACGACTAATGTTTTTTGTATTGAACTAGGTGAAAACCAAAGTGGTCATCACGACTATACTGATTTTGGTGGATTACCTAACAATGCAGGATCTGGAAAAACTGGTGATATTGTATTCACAACAGTTGGTCATACTAGTGCAGATACTTATACTGTTATTATGCAAGTTAAAAAAGAGTTTGGTTAATGGCTACTACTAAAGACGTTAAAAGAACCCCCTCTGGTAAAATTACTTACCGAGGGGAATCTTTTCCCGGATTTAATAAACCTAAACGTACTCCTGGAGGTCCCAAAAAATCAGCAGTGTTAGCTAAAAAAGGGACTGCAATAAAATTAGTTAGGTTTGGAGATCCTAACATGTCTATTAAAAAAGATCAACCAGCAAGAAGAAAGTCTTTCCGTGCTCGCCACAAATGCGATACTGCCAAAGATAAGTTTAGTGCTAGGTATTGGTCTTGTAAGGCGTGGTAATGAAAGCAGATGAAGTTTTAAAATTATTGGAAAAGCATGAGTCTGAATGTGCTGATAGATACAAACGTATTGAACAACAACTTGATAGGTTTGATACAAAACTATGGGGGCTAGGTATTTTGATAATAGCTTCTGCATTTATACCAGAGGTGTTTAGATGGCTATAACAAGAGGTCAAATGTCAAAACAAATTAGTACACCTCCCGCCAAAAAGAAAACAAAACGTAAGATACCCCCAAAATATTTAAAAGGATTGTCTCCTGCTGACAAAGCAAAGCGTCGTAAAGAGATACAACGTAATGCACCAAAGGCAGATAATGATCCATCAGCTTATAAATTCAGTACAGATTTTAAAAAAGGCAAACGTATAAAAACTAAGGAATCCGTTTATACTAAAAAATTTAGAAAAATGTATGGAGGAAAAAAGAAATGACAAAAAAGCTTACACCTAAACAAAAGAAACTTGCTTCATTAAGCCCCCCTTATAATAAAATAACTCGCGGTGATATTATTAAAGGTGCAACCATGAAGAAAGGAAAAAAGAATGTCAAACGTAAGTAAAACTTTAGCTGAAAAGGCTAAGAAAGCTAGAGCCAAAGGTAAAAAGGTTACAGCAGGACAGTTACGTCAAGTCTACAACAAAGGTCTCGCGGCTTATAAAACGGGACACCGTCCTGGAACTACACCAAACCAATGGGCTATGGCACGAGTAAACTCTGTTTTAACTGGTGGAAAAGCTAAAGCTGTAGATGCTCATATCTTTGGTAAAGGCAAAAAACCTAAAAAGAAACCTACTAAGAAAGCTTAAATGTCATATTTAATTAGTAATATACCTTTCTTCAAATGTTGGGTACGCAAGGAATTTACACACAATCACGAACAGTATAGGGGTGAGTTTATACATGCTCATGCTTTTGCAGTAACCACAATGCCTGATAGAACGTTAGGTTTTCAAGTTGTTTTTACTGGGTGTGAAGTTGATGGAACAGATGATCCTAATATACATGGTGGGGCTATGTGGGCTAGAATGCCTTTAACAGCGTTAGTTGCTGATATACCCTTGGATACCATGCCTGATATTATGCACCCACGCTTTGCACAACCTTGGGATTGTAGTTCTCACCACCATAGTGTAGTTAAGTTAGACTATGTAAGTGTTAGTCCATGGGTATGTAAAATAGATAATAAGTTGCATATTGGTAAATATTTATTTACTATAGATTACAGCGAGTCAGATTTAGCAGATGATCCAGCTCAACATAAGCAGAGTCATGTGATACAACTGTTAAAAGCTGATAACTGGACTGGTAACATTGTTGCGTTACCAAATAACAGAGTGAGAGTTACCTCACCTGCTTTATGGGAGACTGGTGAAGGTGCTCCCGATTTTAAACCGAGTCAGTGGACTCATAATGCAGAGGAACATGAACAGTATATGGATCCCGATGTAACTTTTAATAATCTTTATAAGGAGACGAAAGAATGATGAAGAAGAAAAGCTATGCTATGGGCGGTGCTCCCAAGAAAGAAGCAATGATGGGCGGTGGTGCTATGAAAAAGAAAAGTTATGCTATGGGTGGCATGACAGATAAAAAGAAAATGTCAGGTGGTGGCAAAGTTGTAAAAGGTCCATATAGTTAATGACAACTTCATCCTCTACTAATTTTGAGTTAGACGTAGCCGAATATATTGAGGAAGCCTTTGAGCGATGTGGCTTAGAGGTTAGAACTGGATATGATCTACAAACAGCAAAAAGGTCTATGAATATACTTCTTGCTGATTGGGCTAATAGAGGATTGAATCAGTGGACTATTGAACAAAGAACACAAGCCTTAACTGCAGGAACGGCAGAATATGATTTTAGTACAGATACAATTGATGTGTTAAATGCAGTAATACGCAGAGGTAGCACAGATTTTAGTCTTAGTAGAATAGGTAGGGATCAGTATTTGAATATACCCACTAAATCAACAACTGGAAGACCAAGCCAATATTTCTTAGATAGGCAGATTACACCTAAATTAAGATTATGGGCTACACCAGAAAACAGCACAGATGTTTTTGTATATGATGCTTTAACTCGTATACAAGATGCAGATACTGCAAAAGATACTATTGAAGTTCCTTTTAGGTTTTATCCATGTTTAACTGCGGGATTAGCTTATTACTTAGCAATGAAAAAAGCACCTGATAGAATACAACTTTTGAAAGCTATGTATGAAGAAGAGTTTGAAAGAGCTTCTGCAGAAGATAGGGATAGATCTAATCTATCATTAACCCCTAGTAGTACATATTATGGTTTTGTATGAGTAGATTTGCTATTGGAAAAAGGTCTAAGTTTATATCCGATCGGTCTGGGTTTGCTTTTCCGTATAGGGAACGTGTTAAAGAGTGGAACGGTAATCTTGTCCATACTTCAGAATACGAACGCAAACACCCACAATTGACACCAAGAAAACCTCCTTTTGAGCCACAAGGATTACATCAACCAAGACCACAAGAAACAGATGATAACAAAAGGTTTATTGTATATACGAATGTTGGTTTAGGATTACTGGGTACTGAATTAACTACGTTTAGTGCTACAACTTCTTTAGGAACTGTAACAGTGAGTGTATCATGAGCTTTACTTTAACAACATTAACACAATCAATACAAGACTGGACAGAAAACGATGAGTCCACTTTTGTAGCTGAAATACCTTTTTTCATTAAAAATGCAGAAGAACGAATATTTAAAACAGTAGACCTTGATTATTTTAGAAAAAACGTAGAGGGTACTGCAACTAGTGGAAATAAGTTTCTACAAAAGCCCACTGACTATATGGCTACTTTTTCTTTGTCTTTACAAAATAGTGGCAGTAGTGTTTTCCTCTTACAAAAAGATGTAAACTTTATACAAGAGTTTAACCCAGATCCTACTGTAACTGGAATACCAAAATACTATGCACAGTTTGATGTTTTGAATTTTATATTAGCACCTACACCAAATGCTAATTTTGCTGTAGAATTGCATTATTATTATCGTCCAGCTTCTCTTACTACTGATGATAGTGGAACAACTTGGATTAGTACCAATGCTCCAGATGCTTTATTGTATGGTACATTAGTAGAGGCATATACTTTTATGAAGGGCGAAAAAGATATACTAGATTTATACAATGGTAGATTTCTAGAGTCACTTTCAAGATTAAAGAACTATGCAGAAGGTAGAAATTATTCTGATTCTTTTCGAGAAGGTTTGGTTAGACAAAGACAAACATGAGTAAACTTAAAAGCGTTGCTATTGTTGCTCTGGGTAATAGTTGTTCAGAGTTTTTAATGGCAAAAATTAGAAGTGAATCTTTTAATGAAGTATGGGCTATTAACTCAATAGCCTCTGCTATATTTCATGATAAAGTTTTTATGATGGATCCCCCCTCAAGGTTTTTAGATGGTAAGTTTGCGGGAAAACAAACAAATGCCATGAAAGAAAGATTAATCACTAAATTAGAAATACCTATTTTTTCATGTGTTTTAGATGAGCGATGTCCAGATGTAGTTGAATATCCTTTACAAGATGTGTTACAAAAAACCAAATATGCTTACTTAAATAATACTGTCGCATACGCTATAGCTTATGCCATAGCCTATGAAGCTACAGAACTGCACTTGTATGGTATTGACTTTAGTCATAAAAATGTACACTTTGCAGAATCAGGAAGAGCATGTTGTGAGTTTTGGTTAGCTATAGCTATTTCAAAAGGTATTAAAATAAACATAGCCTCAAGTTCCTCTTTATTGGATACTAACGTACCTGATGATGAAAAACTGTATGGTTATCATAGATTAGATGACCCAATAGTATCAACTACTACACAAGGTAGTATGTTAATCACTAAAAAATCTAAACTAGAGCCACCAGAGCCTTTAGATTTAGAATCCAATATTATAGGTAGAAAAGACATTAAAGGTTTAAGCTATGAGGAGAAATAAATGTTTGAATTAGGTACTTCAAAGGTAGGTAGTGTTAACGTTTTTACTTCGGATAAGGGTGGGTTAACTAACGAACAAGTGGCAGATTTAGCTCTAGATAAGATAGTTAGTATTTCAGATCAAGCACCTGAACATGTAAGACAACAAGCAAATCAATTTAAAGAACATGTCAAAACAGTACTGTATCATTATTTACTCTTGGCAAGGAAGGAAGAACGAGCTAGTATAGTTCATATTTTAAGATCTAATGGTCAAAAAGAAATGGCTGAATATATAAGGAGACTCTAATATGGCTATAGCACAAGCAATGTGTACTTCCTTCAAAACAGAGTTATTGACAGGTACACACAATTTTGCAACAAACGGAAACGCTTTTAAATTAGCACTTTATGCAGAAGGTGGTGGCGGTAAATCATCCACAACTGCTACGCTAGGAGCGGCGACTACTGCTTTTACCACAACTGGTGAAGTAGCAAATAGTGGTAGTTACACTTCTGGAGGTGGCACTTTAACAAAGGTTGCACCAACTAGTTCTGGAACAACTGCGTTTACTGATTTTGCAGATTTAAGTTTTACTACAGCAACCATAACTGCTATGGGTGCGTTGATTTATAATGATACAAACAGTGATAAAGCTGTATGCGTTTTAGACTTTTCAACAAATAAAACTTCTACCTCTGGAACTTTTACAATACAGTTTCCTACTGCTGACGCATCAAATGCTATAATCCGTATAGCTTAACTGTCAAGGTTAAGCTATGGCTACTAGTGGTTGGGGTGATGGTGCTTGGGGTGCCTCTTTTTGGGGAGGCTTTGTTGATGCTGATGTAAGTGTCACTGGAGTCGCAGGAACTACTGCCGTTGGTGAAGAAGGAGTAACTGGAACTAGTGTAGTTGTTGAAACTGGACTATCTGCAACTGGTGTTATTAATTCTGCTGGATTAGTTTTTAAGTTTGGTTATCTTGTATCAGGTGTTTCGTCAACTGGAGCTGTTGGTACTGTCACTTTTGATGGCGATAGTAATACTGGTACTACTGGAATATCTGCTACTTCTGCTGTAGGTACAGCAACAATAGGTGGTTCTACTAATGTTGTTGTGACTGGAGTTTCGTCAACTGGTGCTGTAGGAACTGTTACTCCTAGTATACCCATAACTTTTGCAGTCACTGGTGTGTCTGCAACAACTGGATTTATGACTGGTTGGGGTAGTGGTCCATGGAGTGCTGGAGTATGGGGTGGAGGTGTTTTTGCTGATGTGGGTCAGGTTATTCCTGCATTAACAAATGTAGCTCAAGGTTTAATTCAAACGCCAACAATACTTGGAACTTGCACATTTAGTGTCACTGGAGTTGCAGGAACTACTGCTGTAGGCAATCCACTTGTTGGTGCTGGAGCAAGAGTTGTTGAAACTGGACTTACTGGTACAATAGGTTTTGGTGATGAATCTGTTGTTGGAACAGCACTTGTTTCACCTACTGGTGTTTCTGCATCTATCTTGATCAGTGGCTATGAAGCAAGTACAGTGACAAAAGTTGTTACTGTTCAAAGTGTAAGTGGTGCAAATAAATATTTTATAGACGGTGTGCAACAACAAACACAAGAACTTTTTGAGGGTAATACATATTACTTTGATCAAAGTGATAGTAGTAATAGTGGTCATCCATTTAGATTCAGTACAACCTCTAATGGTACGCATGGGGGTGGTTCAGAATACACAACTGGTGTAACAACAAGTGGTACTCCAGGAAGTAGTGGTGCATATACACAAATAACGATTGCTGATAAAGCTCCAACTCTTTACTATTATTGTAGCGTCCATTCAGGTATGGGTGGACAAGCTAATACTCCTGCTGTTTATACTATTCTTACCTCTACTGGTGCTCCAGTAACGAATGTTGTTGGAACTACCGCTTTAGGTAGCGAGTCAGTCACAGCAGACTCTAATACAGCAGTAACATTAGCAGGAATGACAATTTCTTTAGGAACACTTGCAATCACTGGTGGTTCTGTGTTATCTTTAACTGGAATTAGTGCGACTGGTTCAACTGGAGAAGAACAAGTTTATAGCTTAATAGAGCCAGACCAACTGGCTAACTGGATTGAAAGGGTGGCGTAATGGCAACATATGTTAACAATCTTAGATTAAAAGAAATCGCGACTGGTGATGAATCGGGTACTTGGGGTACCTCTACAAATACTAATTTAGAATTAGTAGGAGAGGCTCTAGGTTTTGGCACAGAAGGCATAACAACAAATGCTGATACTCACACAACTACTGTAGCAGATGGTTCCTCTGATGCAGGAAGAGCATTTTTTATAAAATATACTGGAACATTGGACTCAGCGTGTACAATAACTATAGGTCCCAACACAATGAAACGAGTGCATATTATTGAAAATGCAACTAGTGGTTCACAAAACATACTTATAAGCCAAGGCTCTGGTGCAAACGTAACTATACCAAATGGTCATACCAAAGCTGTTTATTTAGATGGAGCGGGAAGCGGAGCGGCTGTAGTAGATGCTTTTACAGATTTGAACATACCATCTTTATTTGCTGGAGGCTTAACTTATCCAACAAGTGATGGTTCTTCTGGACAGTTTATGAAAACAGATGGTAGTGGCACACTCTCTTTTGCTACTGTAGACACAACAACTAAATTAGATGATATTGCAACTGGAGATGCCGCGAGTACATTAGCGACTTCAGCAGGAAACATAACTATTGATGCTCAAGGTAATGATACAGACATAATTTTAAAGGGTACTGATGGTAATGCAGACACAACCTTCTTAACAATAGATGGATCTGCGGCAGGATTGGCAACCTTCAATGCAGGAGCGGTTTTTGGAGGTTCTGTTTTACCATCCGCGGATGATACACATGATCTAGGTTCTTCTTCTAAGCAATGGCGAGACATATATACTGGTGATATAAATTTAAACAACACTAAAACAAGAGATAATGAAGTAGATGGAAGTAGAGGCTCTTGGACTATACAAGAGGGTGCAGATGACTTATTTATTTTAAATAGGCTTAATGGTAAAAAATATAGATTTAAACTAGAGGAGATGGATTAATGGCTTTAATTGTTGGTGGAACAACCGTTACTGGAACACAAACTTTAGATGCAACTAAATTAACGGGAAATCTTCCCGCAATAAGTGGTGCAAGTTTGACTTCTTTAAATGGTAGTAATGTATCGAGTGGTACATTAGGTACGGATAGAATACCTAATTTTAACGCTTCAAAAATTACAAGTGGTACAATGAGTGGTGCAAGAATATCAGGTGGTACTTTTGGATCTACAAATGGATCAAATTTAACAAGTTTACCAAGTGGAAGCTCTATTCCAGTTACGTCATATCAATCAGTAGGTATGTATGTAATGATGAACCATGACAATCAAGGTACTTTTAGTATAAATAGCACCTACTCAAATATGAAAGCTTCTGGAGTTACTAGTTCAAGAAGTAACAATCTCGCATTAAGTGGAACATATAGATCATATGGTTATGAACCAGCAGGTGCAACTGCAACACTTGGTCAAAGAATATCATAGGAGGATTATATGACTATAACTATAGCAAGTAATGGAGCTACTTTAATAGGTGCAAGAAATCCCGTTTACGCTAATGCAGAAAAAACTATGGTCAATGTTGATGCTAAGTTTTCACATTACGAAAGTTTAGGTATTACAGAAAATGATGGCTACTTACCATTTTTATGTAATCCAGATGATCCAGAGTCACATGGTCGTGAGATGTTAGCAAAAGCACTAGCTGGAGAATATGGAACTATTGGTGATTATGTTCCAGTAGTAGAAGAAGAAGAAGAATAAGAAAAAAGGATTAATTGTGAAACAAGAAAATTTTATTAATACAACACAATTAGATACAAATACTTGTGATGAAATGGTAAATTTTTTTTGGTCAAATCATAATCAGCATATGAAAGGTTTAGTTGGAGCAGAGAAAGAAGATATGTCTATTAAAGATAGTACCGACTTACCAATTCAAATGGGCGATGTTTTACATATTCCATTTTTCAAAAACTATGACGATCATTTAATTAAAAGTGTGTTTCAATATTTAGATATTTATTCAGCAATAAACGACAACTGGAAGATGGGTATAACTGAACCTTTTATTATCCAACATTACAAAAAAGGTGGTGGATTTAAGGTAGAACATTGTGAAAGAACTGGTCATTTTGATAAAACAATAAAAAGAGCATTAGTTTTTACAACATATTTAAATGATGTTCCTGATGGTGGCACACATTTTAAATATTACAACCACACAGAACAAGCTCAAAAAGGCAAGACTGTAATTTTTCCTAGTGATTGGACACATACTCATGTTGGTCAAATTACTCAAGATAATGAAAAGATTATTAGTACTGGCTGGATAAGCCATAGATGGGATTTCTGATGGATAGTACGATAAATAATTTTGTTGGTAATTATAATATAGATAAATTCATTGGTGTTTTTGATAATGTAATCACACATGAAGAATGTGATAATTTAATTTCTCTTTATGAAGAATCTGAAAGATTAAATTATACTATAGCTAGGCGAGATACTGGCTACAGTCAGCAACAAGTAGATAATAAATTACTTGTAGTTAATAAACCTAATTTGGAAAAGTCAGTATTGTTTAATCAGCAACAAATTCATGTACAAAAATTTGTTGAAGCAACATTCAAATGTTATTTTGAATATGCAAAGAAATATGGTGTTTTAGAAAGTGTTGCTAAACATAGGTTTTATGATGATATTAAAATTCAAAAAACAAAACCCTCTGAAGGTTATCATGTATGGCATTGTGAACATGGTTCACGAACAGTAGGCTCAAGACTTTTATTAATAATGTTATATTTAAATGATGTCGCTGAAGGTGGCGAAACAGAATTTTTGTACCAGTCATTAAGAGTTCAACCAAAAAAAGGTACATTAGTAATTTGTCCATCAGGATTTACACACACCCATAGAGGTAATCCTCCTCTATCAGGTGATAAATATATGATTAATGGTTGGATAGAATATGAAGAATAAAGGATTGCTACTGTATGCCATTAACGAGTTTGAAATTTAGACCAGGAATAAATAGAGAAGTAACATCGTATTCAAATGAAGGTGGGTACTTTGATTGTGAAAAGGTAAGGTTTTATACTGGGTTTCCAGAAAAAATAGGAGGCTGGGAAAAATATAGCACGGCACAATACTTAGGAACAGCAAGAGCTTTACATAACTATATTGCTTTAGATGGTTCTAACCTTATGGGTGTGGGGACACATTTAAAATATTATGTTGAAGAGGGTGGTACATATAATGATATTACACCTATAAGAAAAACATCTACAAATAGTATTACCTTTTCAGCTAGTGATGGTTCTACTGAAATAACAGTAACTGATTCTACGCATGGTGCTGTACCAAATGACTTTGTTACTATTTCAGGTGCAGTAACTTTAGGAGGGCTTGTTACAGCATCAGTGCTTAATGCAGAACACCAAATAACCTCTGTTGTGAATGCTAACTCCTATAAAATTACGGTAAGTGTAACAGCTAATAGCTCTGATACTGGTAATGGTGGTTCTGGTGTTGATGGTTCATATCAAGTAAATGTAGGATTAAACACTACTGTCGGTGGTAATGGTTGGGGTGCTGGAGGCTTTGGTGGTGTTAATGCTGATTTATCTACTTTTGGTTGGGGTCAAGCCGCGTCCTCAGGAACATTAGCTACTATACGTTTATGGACACATGATAATTTTGGTGAAGATTTATTAATAAATCCTCGTGACGGGGCTATCTTTTATTGGGATAAATCAGACGGTTTGACTTCAAGAGCAGTATTGTTATCCAGTGAAACTGGAGCATCTGACGTGCCTACTATTGCAAAACAAATAATGGTTTCTGATATAGATAGACATATTATAGTTTTTGGTGCAAACACTATAGGAACTACTACACAAGACCCATTGCTCATTCGCTTTGGTTCACAAGAATCTTTAACAAACTTTACGCCTGACACAACAAATACTGCTGGAGATTTAAGATTAAGTAGTGGTTCTGAGTTTATACAAGCTGTAGAAACTAAACAACAGATACTTGTGTTTACGGATAGAAGCCTTTTTAGTATGCGATTTATCGGTCCGCCTTTTACCTTTGGATTACAAGAACTGTCAAAAAATATTACTATAATGAGTCCAAATTCTGCTGTTGCTGTAGATGATGTGGTGTTTTGGATGGGTAAAGAAAACTTTTATATCTATACTGGAAGATCACAACAAATAGCTTGTACTGTTAGAGATAAAGTTTTTCTTGATTTTAATTTATCTCAAAGCGATAAAGTAGTAGCTGGAGTTAATTCACAATGGTCAGAAGTGTGGTGGTTTTATCCTTCTGCTACATCAGAAGAAAACGATAAATACGTTGTTTATAATTATGCTAGTCAAATTTGGTACTACGGAACATTATCTAGAACGGCATGGCATGATAGAGGTGTTAGACAATTTCCTATAGGAGCAGGATCTGAATATTTATTTAACCATGAAAGTGGCAACGATGATGATGGATCTGCAATGACGGCTTCTGTAGAATCTAGTCAAATGGATATTGGTGATGGTTATCAATATAGTTTTATTAGACAATTAATACCTGATGTAAGTTTTGATGGATCTACTGCAGGAGGCGTCAATCCTAATTTAACATTCACAATGCAATCCCGTACTGGTCCAGGAAGCACTTATGATAATAATTCAGGTGGTACAAGTACTAGAACAGCAACTAGCCCAGTAGAACAATTTACAGATAAACTTAATATAAGACTTAGAGGTCGGTCTTTTAGTATGAAACTAGAATCTACTGATCAAGGTGTTGCTTGGAAGTTGGGTACACCACGAATAGATATAAGACCAGATGGACGAAAATAATGTCAAGAAGTTTAGTTCCGCCAAGATTACCACAACCTAACGGTGGAATATCTGTTGAGTATATGTATGATTTGGTTACTACTTTGGATTTGTTTATACAACAACAAAACAATCCGGGAGAGGGTAGAAATACAAAAGTAGTTTTTACAGCTTTACCAACTAGTGATGTTGGTTTAGAGCAAGGAACCTTGTACAGAATTGGAAATGATGTTAAGGTATCTTTATTGAATATCGCAGGAGTAAACGGTAATAGTGGTACTTCATCCGTTGGTTCTGTAACAGTTTCAGTTTCGTAACTGACTGCACACTTGTATAAAAGTTTTTTATCTGTTAAGATGGTGATATGAGTATTGCAAGTCTGTCATATGATATAACAAATTCCACACCAATAGGTTTGGCAACTTTAGAGAATGCTTCTAAAGTATTGTCTGACTTTGGTCGTAATGGGGATACGTATGTAGTTCACGCCAAAGAAGGTGAAACTGTTATACCTATGGAAGTGTTAGACAATAATCCTAAGTTAAAGGATATGTTGTTTGAACAAATGCGTGAATTAGATTTAGATCCTTACCGTTATATTGTTGGTAATGAACTAAACTCAATAAACCCTGATACTGGACAACCCGAGTTTTTTCTTAAAAAGTTATTTAAGGGTTTAAAGAAAACTGTTAAGAAATTAGCCCCTATTGTGTTACCAATCGCCGCTCCCTTCTTATTACCAACTATGCCTTTGTTTTTATCTACTGGTATTGGTAGTTTAGCAGGAGGTTTAATAGGTGGACAAAAACCACAAGATGCGTTGAAAAATGCAATCATATCAGGTGGTTTAGCTGGATTAGGCAATATGGCTATGGGTAGTGGAGGTTTTGGTGGTTCAGCGATAGATGCTGGAATAACAAAAGGTGATTATGATATAACTAAAATGTTTGGGGGTAGTTCACAACCTCCCGTTTCAGGTGGAAATGTTATTACACCTGAAAAATTTATTGGTCCACCAGAAGATACTGGCATATTATCAACAATTAAAAAAGGTGCGTCTGACATAGGCGACTCTGTTACTAATGTTTATGATAAATACTTATCACCAAGTCGTACAAGTATACAACCAAGTAGCAAAGAAATTGGTGAGGCTCTTGCAAAAGAAGCAACTACTTTTGCAGAATCAGAAAAGGTAAGAGAAGAAATATTTAAGAAAGCTGGACTTAAATTTAAACCATCTACTTTTACTCCTGATATAAAAGCAGTTACAAAAAGTCTTCAGCCTAGTGCTTTCCAAAAGTATGGTCCATTAGGTGGTATAGGTGCATTAGGTTTATATGGATTAGATAAAGCAGGATTGCCAATATTTACAGTACCAGAACAAGATATGGGTCCAGGAATGCCAACTGGTTTAGATTTATTAAACCAAGATCCTGACCGATTTAAGTTTAAAGACTTTTATGGGGATAACCCTTACTACCCAAGACAAGTAGCCGATGGTGGTGAAATAGTTGGTCCTGGAACAACAACCTCGGATTCTATTCCAGCTATGCTAAGTGATGGTGAGTTTGTTATGAATGCACGAGCAGTACAAGGTGCTGGAGGTGGTGATAGAAAACAAGGTGCAAAGCGTATGTACCAAATGATGAAAAAGTTTGAGAAGGTAGCGTAATGGCAGAATCACAAACCGTAATACAAAGAGAAGCCCCTGAAATAGAAGCCTATAAACTGGGGTTAATGGAACAAGCTAAAGCTTTAGCAGGAGCTCCGCCTACTGCTGAGATGTTAGCTAATTTAAGCCCTAAACAATTAGGTCTTGCTGGATTACAACAAGACGCTATTGATATGGCTACTGAAGGTTTAGAAGGTGGTATTGGTGGCTATCAACAATATTTAGCAGATGCTGGAGCTGGATTTGATACAGCAGGAGGAACTCTTACTGGTGCTTTAGGCACACTAGATAGGGCAGAAACTTCTGGAGGTTTATCTACTGGTATATTTGACCCTAGTATGACAGAAAAGTTTATGAATCCTTATCAAAAAGCTGTTACCGAACAAGCCTTAGCCCAAATGAATAAACAGTTTGCCGAGCAACAAGCAGGACGTTCAGCAGGAGCTATAGGTGCTGGAGCGTTTGGTGGTTCAAGGCAAGGTGTTTTGGAAGGTATTGCTCAACGTGAATTAGGTGATGTAACTAGTAGACGAATATACGAAGATTTAGCAAGAAACTTTGGTCAAGCACAACAAGGAGCTATGTCTTCATTTGAAAATCAACAAAGAAGACAAGCAAACCAAGCTTCTTTATTAGGTCAATTGGCACAACAAGAAGCAGGAATAGGTGGACAACAAGCTCAACAAGCTATGCAACAAGCAGGATTAGGTGAACTTGCACAAAACCAAGCCTTAAAAGATATTAACTTAGTATCACAATTAGGTGGACAGCAACAAGCACAAAGACAAGCTGATGAACAAGCTAGGTTGATAGGCGAAAGGTTTGCATTTAATGAGCCACAACAAAGACTTAGTTTTTACAGTGATATATTAAGAGGTGTACCAAGCACACAAATACAAACTCTTGTAGGTGGTGGACAACAACAAACACCGATGTTTCAACAAGCGTTAGGAGCAGGAATAACTGGTTTAGGCTTGTATGGAGCAGGGAATAAATTGGGAATATTTTAATGGATGTATTACAAAGACAAATGTTTAAAATGCCTCAACAAAATGAATCAATGGGTGGTATTACCTCTGGGCTTGATGAAGCTGAGGCTGTCGAATCAACTGAGGCTCTCGGTGGCATCGCGTCTGGCATTGAAACACTTTTTCAAAATATCGATAATGCAGAAAATCCAAAAGAAATTATGGATGCTATCAGGGGCGATGAAGCGTCGGTGGAGGATCGTAGAACTGAGTTGGGTCAGTTGGTCGGTAAAGCAGATGCTGATAAAACTCCTGAATCGGTTTTAACTATAGTACAACCTTTAATGACAGTAATAGAATCTACTGGTGGTATAGCTAGTATAGACTCTGAAGAATCACCAGTTGCACAAAACATTGGTGAAGATAAACAAATGGAAGCTATGGCTAAAATGATGCAAAATGAGCCTACAGCTATGTTAAGTATTGGTACTGGACGAGATGGCAACCCAACAAGTATGACTGGTGGTTTTGATGCTTTAAATCAATCATACGGTACTCCTTTAGGTGTTTTACAATTAGCTCAAAAATTAGCACCAAAGGCTCCAACATTAGCAAGTTTCCAAAAACAATATGAAGATAAACCTAGTGCTTATGCAGATTATGCAAGTGTGCTTCCTTTTACACAACTAGCAAAACTTGGTCAAATTGTGGGTAGTAGTCCAACACTTTTTGATGCTTTTACTAGCCCTGAAACAGCTAAGTTAGCTGACCCTTTAATGCAACTATCTTTGTTAAAAGCTAAAGAAGAACAAGAACGTTCAACTAAAGCAACGGATAAATTTATAGAAGCTAAAAAGTCAGCTGATGCTCAACAAGGTAAATTGTATAGTTCTATTTTACCCAAGCTCCTCGACCAAAAATCTACTTTTAAAGAATTAAAAGATGGTACAGTTTTACAAATTAGTCCACAAGGTGAAGCCTCTGTGTTTCAAGAAGGTGATGCACCGACTGTAAAATTAGGTGATACTTTGTTAAAGTTAGATAGAACAACAGATAAATACAATGTAGCTTACTCCAAGCCTGGAGCTAATGTCCAAATGTATAGCACTGACAAAGGTCAGTTCGCTGTTGATTTTAGTAAAAAGGTAAACGGTGGCTATGCAACAGTTCCACTTGCAGGAGGTATGACGCAAGGTGAAATAGATTCAAAGTTCTTTAAATATATAGATACTGGTGATGGTGGTGGTTTCGCTCTTGATACTAGAAAGCCTCTCATAGAAGGCAAAGATGGCTCAATGGTTCCAAACTACTTGTTTCAAAAGCAAGGTAAAGATAAAACCACTACTCAGCAAACACAAGCTGGATTGATGGTAGTAAATGAAACTAATCCTCAAAATTCATTCCTGCTACCAGATACAGCTAAGAAAGAATTTATAAAAGTAGGTACTGAAAAAACTGGTTTTAGAATGGTAGATAAGTTTACTGGTGTAGGTTTTAATATTCCAGGATTAAAAGAGTTTCAGCCTGAGTTTGAACAAAAGTTACAAGCTTTTACTGATGCTTCAAAAGTTATAAATAATCCAGATAACTTTTCTCCAGCAAAAGTAAACGAAGCAAAGTTACGATATAGTGCTTTATCAAATGAGTTACTTCCAGCAAGTACAGAGTTTGAAAAATTAAGAGATGATAATGCTAAAATATTTAGAAAAACATTATCAGAGTCCGCAGGAATAGATGGTGATTCAGCTGATATTGATAGGCAAGTAGAACAATTTGTATTTAATTTGACTAATGATAGAATAGAAAAACTTACAACAAATGCAAGTACTTACGACACACAAAAGAGTTTGAAAGATACTTATGCAAAAATGTTAGGTAAACTACAAGTAGATACAGCGGACAGAGCAACAAAGTCAGAATCTTTAGCAAAGTTGGGTAAACTACAATCTCTTGTTAGTGATAGTACAAGGACTGGTGCCACTGCTCCGTTTAGATTAGCTGTTGGTAAACTACTTGAAGATCTTGGTGTAAAAGATTCTGTTATAAGTAAACTAGGTATTGATGCAAAATCTTATGATGATTTTATAGGTGGTAAATTAGCAAACCTTGAATTAGCAAGTAAGATAGGTAGTCAGTTCGCTGTTGAATTTGCATCTAGTTTTCCAGGAAACTTAAACCAGTCTGAAGTAGATTTAATCCAAAACGCTGGAATAAACCTTACTACAACAAAAGACGGTATTAAGGTTATGGAAGAAATATTCAAAGGAGCGGCTGAAAGAGACAAACAAGAACAAACTATAATTAATAATTATATGTCTAATACGACTAACAATAACAAAACGCCGATGAAACAATATTCTGATATACAATCATTATTAATTAAAAACAGAGCAGATAACCCATTAGTAACTCCTGAAATAACAGAAAAGATTAAAGGTTTTACTGATGAAAAAGAAATGATGTTTCAAGTAGGGGGTGGTGATAGTAGTCAATCTTTTGTAGTTACACCAGATAGACAAAAGAAATTTAATTTAGTACAAGCCTCAGGTGCTGAAACTTTTGATGAATTTTTAGCTAGATCCGGACCAATGCAAGATTACGCAAAAGAAATTAGTGGTAATGATAAAGCTAACTTTAGTAAGGATCAATTAAAACAAATTTTTAATTTATATAAACCTCTTACACTAGTAAGAAATCCTAACTTTAAGGCAAACTAAATGGCAGATTATTTCGCAAATGACCCAACTCCAGGAGGTGGAACAGATGGTTCTGATTACTTTGCAAGTGATCCTACTCCAGGAAGTAGTTTAATAGAGGTAGCCCCAGAACTAACCACGGATCAAGGCACTTCTTTAATTCCTATAGAGGGTGGTGATATTGGTGATGTATTATCAGATGCAGTAACAAAATTTGGTTTTACGCAAATGCCTCTTTTATCACAAGCTAAAGGTTTAGCATTAGAGGGTGAGGATGGTCTTGCTAGTGAAGCTGATAGTTTATATAACAAAACATTAGAACTTTATAGCAAAGAAAATGCTCGCATAGATAATGTACTAAAAGATAAGTTTGGTGGTCGTTATGCAGGAGAAGACAGTGTAGGTGAGATATCTCTTAATGTCCGTGATGGATTAGCTAGACGTAGAAAATTTGCAGACCGTATGGCTTATTTTAAAAGAATGTATCCTGATGGTAAATACTATAAAACGAATGTAGGTGGTAATAAGACTGAAGAGTTATATCAATTAGAAAAAGATGGTGATGTTTTTAGAGTAGATCCTAATGGTGGGTTTAGTGATTTTGCAGGAGACTTTGGTGATTTTTTAGGAACAGTTGGTACAGCTTCTACTGCTGGAGCTATATTAGGTTCTTTTTACTCTCCTTTTGTAGGTACAGCAGGAGGCTCATTAGTAGGGCAGATGCTAGATGAATACTTTACTGATGAAGGTATAGAATATGAAGATGGTAAAGCGTTCTGGCAAACCTATTCTAATGATAAAGCTCTCATGGCTGGAGTAGAAGGTATTATTAATAAGGCACTTCCAGGAATGGGAAGATACTTTATAGGTAAAATTAATAATGAAGGGGGTGTGCCTCTCAATTTTGCTACAAAAAAGACAGCGGCTGAAGCTTTAGATGCACAAAAGTTTGCACAAAAAGCGGGACTGCCTTTACTCAGTATTGCACAACTTACCGACAGTACAGTTATAAAAAAGTTAGCAAATCAGCTTACTGGAACTTCTGACCTGATAACAAAAAAGATGAGTAAACAAAACCTTGCTCTTTTTAATAAACTAAAAACAGAAGTAGATAAAGATTATGATACTTTAAGTCAAGCTAGTCTTGTTAATTACTTAAACCTATATAAGAAAAAATTATTAGATGATACAGTAGATGCTGTAAAAACGGCTGACCCAAACAGTTTAGTTGGCAAGGTTGATTTTGAAGATTTAGTAACAGATGTTAATAAATTTAAAGAAGGATATGACGTACTTATAGACAAAACTTTTAAACTGGCTATGCAAACTGCCAAGAAAGATAAAGTTGTTTTTAATTTAAAAGATATAAAAGAAACAGCAGAGAACGTATTATCTGGTGTCCAGATTAAAATGGCTGAGAAAAGTGCAAAAGGTAATAATATATATCAACGTATTGGTGGTTCACTGCAAGGCGATATTGGGGCTTTATTACAACAACTTAGAAAAGCAGATCCTAACGTAGGTACTATACAAGTAGAAACGTTTGGCACTAAAAGAACATTTGATTCTCTTAAACAAATGCTTTCTATTAGAAATAAACTATCAGAGATAGCTGGAGAGGCTGGAGATAGAAACGCAATAGAAATGATAAAAGCTATTGATGCTACTTTAGAAAAGCCTTTGTCTGGTGGTACTAACTTTTTAAAACATTTGACTGATGCAAGAAAACTTACAAAAGATAAAAGCGATATTGTGAATTTTACAAGCCTAGCTTCTTTGTTCAATAAAAGGGCTGGACTTAATGTTGAAAAAACTATGGATTCAATATTTAATGGTAAAACAAATGCGACAGATATTAATTTATTAGCCAAGTTTATGCAAGTAGCTGATGGAGTGACAGACAAATCAGGTAAGCAGATTATACAAAAAAGTCAAGGTAAGGTCATGAAAGACTTACAAGATGGATTTGTGCAATACATACTTGAAAGCGGAGAAAATGCTGGAAAAGTATTATTTGATTTAAAAACGAATAAAAGTAAATTGTATGAAAAGCTTGTTCCTCATGCACCGACTAGAGAAGCATTAGAAAAACTATCGTTAAAGTCTGCACAATTACAAAACAGTGGAGCTCAAAAAGCATTAGCCCAAGAAATGAATAATGCAGAAGCTTCTTTCAGCTTACTGGCACAATCTACTGGTAAAGAAGTAGATAATATGATCGCCGCAAAAGGTGGTAAAAACGGTAAGTTTGCAAGTGATATAAGAAGAGCAATACTTAATAAAATTATGGTTAAGAATAATATAGTAGACCAAGCAGAAGGTTCAGGCAGAATTGTTCTTAACTCACCAATGTTTGCAAAAGAATTAAGTAATCTAACTTCAGGTGTAGGTGAATTTTCACAATTTAAATCTTTGTTTCCAAAACAGTATACTAAAGCATTAGAGGACAGACGTTTATACAGCTTCTTTATAGAGGGTGGGACAGACCCAGGAGCTTCTATCGCTACTGGTGCTGTTGTTGGTCAATTAAGACAAGGAAGACCTATTGAGTTTGCTAAAACAATGTTCGTGAGTAATGTTCTTGCAGGATTTTTAGCTAAACCTCCTAGTGTTGTTCAACTACAAAAGATACATGACACACAACCTTTGTTTGGTCGTCGTGATAAAGTGTTTGGTGCAATGACAGCTATGCTAACAAGTCTTGAAAGAGAGTTAGATCTTCCAGGAATACCTAGTCCAGCGACTGGGTCTGAAGAAACATTAGAAGAGGAAGTTGGAAGAACTGGTACAACACCTTTGTCTGGAGATAAAATATCTGTAAACACAATTACACCGAATACATTAAACCTGAATCTTCCCGAAGTGTCGGGTGGAGGTTCGTCTAGTACTCCTCCAAGAACCACGAACTTTGCCTCATTGTTTCCATTTGACACTACGGGAGGAGCAATACAAAGCAGAGCAGGAATAGGCGGATTAGTATGAACATAGAACAATTACAAAAAGAATTAACTGAGGATGAAGGTTGTAAGCATGAGGTTTACAATGATCATTTAGGATTACCGACTTTTGGTATTGGTCATTTAGTAACTGAGTGGGATGATGAGTATGGTAAACCAGTTGGTACAGAAGTATCTGAAGAACGTGTAAATGAATGTTTTGCAAAAGATATAGAAACAACAATAGCTGATTGTAAAATACTATATTCTAATTTTGATAAATTACCCGAAGAAGCACAACTCATACTTTGTAATATGATGTTTAATATGGGTAGACCTCGTTTAACTAAGTTTAGAAAAATGAATTTAGCTATTGCTGTTGAAGATTATATAGAAGCTTCAATACAAA